GTCTGCCAGCTTGTCGCGCAAGTCTTGGATTTGGTTGGCAATCAGAACTGCTCTGGTCTTTTCACCATCTTCTTTCACTGCATTGACAATATCGCAGGTATTACGCGCGTTCTCATAGCGCACTGCGTCAATATTTCTGTTAGTTTCGCAGCAGCATTGCTGTTGAGCAAAACGATTTTCGGAAAGCTGACTGCCTAACTGATAGCCGGTCTGCATAATGTCACGTTGTACACCATTAAAACCATTCAGCATAGTGCTGTTCTGAGCGTAGAAGCCGTCACACAAACCATTTTGAACGCCACGAATACCTTCTTTAATATCCTGCATAGAAAATTGGTCTGCGATTTGGTCACGTGTCATACTGCCATTAGCAAAGATTTCTGCGCCCATATTGCCGCGGTTATTCCAATTACCGCCCCAGCCGCCCATAAGAGCGAAAAGAACGATAATCCACATAACCCACATACCGCCGCCCCAGCAGTCGCCGTAGTTGTTGTTTCTGTTCATGTCCATTACCGGAACAATGTTTGCACCTTCCATGATAAAATTTCACCTCCAGGAATTATATGTAAAGCTCATTGCGCGCATTAGAGCTTTAAACCGAATTGACTTAAAAACTGAGTAAACTGTTCGTCACTCATGCCGCGTTGCCTTGCAAGGTTACGTACAGTTTCTTTTAACTGCACTTCGTTCTTGCCTTGCCCCATTTGCATCGCGCGGCTCATCATAGGATTCTGCTGTGCTAATTGTGTAAGCATCATCATAGGATTACCGCTGTTCTGTAACATTGCCATTATCTGCATCGGGTTCATGGTTCATCCCTCCAATCTGCTTTTCCAATCTGTCCACACGTTCTACTAATCTATCTACAATGTTTTGTTCAGCATATGCAGGCTGCTTCTGCGAATTGTTAATTTGATATACTCTGAAAATCGGCAGGCCGTCTAAGCCTATAAGTTTTTCGTAAATCTTTCCTTCGGCAGGGCATGGAAAGAAAGTGCTCGTTCCGTCCAGGTCAATTTGAGCTGCCTTTGCTTCATCCATGCCGGTAACAATTCTGCCTTTCAATGTCATAGGCATAGGCTGCTGCATAGTTGGTTGATACATCTGCTGTTGCTGTTGCTGCAAATAATTCAGCCGTTGCTGCATCTGCGGTGTTGCTCCCATATAAGGGTTATATTGTCCGTACATACTTATCACCTCACTTATAGTGTAACTGATTTTTAGCAAAACAATCCCTATATATTCCCCATAAAAAAAGAACCGCCCTAAAAAGGACGGCTCCCCGCATTTAAAGGAATGATAATACATTTGTTATTCGTTTATACGCAGTATTAAGTTCCTTGTCTACCGTTTTAACAGATACATTCAGCTCCGCTGCTATCTGATAATTGGTCAAGCCTTTCACAAATTTCAGTTCGCAAATTTCTACCTGTCGTGGTGTTATCTTTGCCTCCACCAATACCGCGCTGAATGAACGCCGCGTTGAAGTTTGCAACCAATCCTGCGTGTTCTTCAGCAGTGTGTCCATTTTGTTGTCACCTACCTACATACAAATAAAAGCAATAGCTGTTGCCACCCAACCAATCAAAGCGGCACAGATGAGTTTCCTTTGAAAAGCAATAGTTTCTACATAACCTTTTAATAACATTGTAATAATGCCTGCCGGTATTTGTTCCTTTTCATCCATCGTAACACCATCCAATAATTTTATTTTGCAGCTGCACAAAGCAAGAATAATAATGCACTGCTTGCATAAATATTCCGTTGGCATTTAATTCTCTTTGCTTCCCGACGTTCTAATTCCATTTGCTCTGTCAACTTCTTGTATAATGCTTCGCTGTGATTCAATGATTCCTCGGCACTCGCTAATGAGTGTTTGGAGTTCATCAGCGCTTCTTGCGTTAGATTGAGCTGTTTCTTCGCTTCGTTCAACTGCGTCAACAGTTCTGTCGACGTGTTCTTCTGCTGCTTCAATTTCTCGTCTGCCAGATTCAACTTCGCTTCCAGCAGATTCGTTTGATTTTTGAATTGATTCCACTGTTCGATTGACAGCGTTATCCGCTGGGGCGCCGCTTCTGCTGTGCCACCGCCAGTAAATGTCATTGCAGATAAGGAAAAGACCAGCAACAATAAGACCAATCTTAACAGCTTTATCAATCTTGCGTTTTGTTTCATCTTTCATTATTACCTCATATAAATATCTATATTTGCAAAATATAATAAATCGCGTCAGAAGCACAAACTTCGCCTACAAGCGGCTTTAGCTCGCCGCAGGATAAATCATAAGCGGCACTAAATTTAAAACGCTCATAGGCGAAGTATTTTTGTGCGAATTTACGCCTTTTGTAGAAGATTATTATTATGTGCCTGGTAGTTTGTTATAATCCGAAATAATGATGCAATGCACCAAGAGTAAAGCCTATAATAAGGCCTACCCAAAATTTTTTGTCAAGCACAAACATTTTCAGTTCTTCCATTGTATCACCTCCAATCATTGTAGAATGTGTCACCGGCTATTACGCAAATAAAAATACCAGAAAATGCTACACGTATAGGAGAGGGAATAACTAAACCTCTTGTCGGTGACTGTATCTAAAGCATAAGCTTTAAATCATCTTCCGTTGCCAGCATACCCATAAGCAGGCACGCCGTATGGTGTTGTTAAGTCAATGCCAGCGACGTACTGATACGTAGCTTCCGCTCTATTGGCGTAACCTGCTCTATACATCTCGCCAACATCGGCGGCAACCCAGTAGTAGTTTTTAAACAGTTTATAGAGTGCTTCCAGACTGCGCAGGTCAACGTGCATATATCTGTTAGCCAAAAAGCGCTTAACTACCCAAGTAGATGTAGGGCACCACATTCCGGCATAGATAATGCAACGTGTATCGTCCAACGTCGGCACCTGCTGAAGCACTTCGACATATTGCAGGCAGTCACGGGATAACTGTTCTAATTGTGCCTGCTGCCCTGCTTCACTTCTTAAAAGTTCTTTCAGCATCGGCAGTTCGCCGCTTGCCTTAATATCAATGTAAGTGCGGTCTGCATACTCTGCGCCGCCGGGGATAGCTCTCAGCAGCTCATTTGCTCTATTCCCTTCCCATTGGCTGACACCGATTGACGGATAATCATATGCAGTGCTTTTTGCCACGCTGTCATAGCCACCTTCAATTCCTGTATTAATTAATCCTTTTGCAATCTCTGTCGCTAACGCTTTATTCCAATCGCTCATCGTTTCGTTCCTCGCTTCTTATTCTAAACATTCTTGTTTCAATCGCCTTGTTTCCAAGCTGGACCAGAAGCAGCGCCACCATACCAAGTGTGCAGCTTTCATAGTTGCCCCAAGTTTTGGCGAAAAATGCAAGCCATAGTGTAACCAATACCCAAACGGCAAAGCCTACAACAGCGCAGATTCTGCCCACGCTATAAGCGTTGTCATCCTTCTTTAACATGTTAATTAATTTACGCATCTTCTTCACCTCTGTTCTTCGGCGGATAGTTCTGCAATTCATTAATCTGTTGCATAAGATTGTCGATTACGCCATTGTCGCCAAGAGCTTCGTAGCTCTTGTAGCAGGCATCTATGCTTTCTTTTGCGTAGATTGGTATCCAACCTTTATCCTGGACATAATGATTATAAGCCTGGATAATTCTGTCACGTAATAAAGCTTGTAGTCCTGCTTTTAAAGCATCATTTTGTTTTTTCTTTTGTCTGTACATCGTAATAAGCAGCGTTATTACGCAACCGGATATAACGTTAATAATAGAGTTTAACGCAGCATCCAAAGATTGTTCCACCATTTCACTACACTCCTATAAATTAAATTTCAAGCGTCACAGTTTCTACATCTGCTGCCGTAGTTGCTTCCTCAACTTTTTCTTTCGCTATACGATATGCAGTATGCAATTTGTTTGAGCGCACTGCTACGGCAGCAATAATCATCTTTAAATCATTAGCCGTTACTGGCGTATCGGCATTATCTGCCGTGGTCCACTCTATTGTAGCTCCTTCGCCTTGCAGTTCCAAAGCAATAATCGCTGCATTAATTCTATCCCTTGCTTTCTCATCGTAATCATAAAGATTACTCTTGTATTCAATAGGTTGCACTTCCGCATTGTCACGCTGAATTTTAAGAGTAAGAATTTTATGTTCTTTCACACTTTCAATGCTTTCTTCTTCTGTGGTCACAGTGACACCTAAGTCTTTAAGGGCATCTTCAGAGATAGACAGAGGGATAAAGATGCCATCTTTCCCTAACACCTCGGAAAGCTCGTATAAATTAGAGTAGTCTTGCTCTTTATATGTATAAGTTGTCTGCATCTCCAAACCTCCTTAGTTAAACACAATTTCGACTTTAAATTTTTTTCCCACATTAGCAGCGGTAAACATGCTTAATATATTTGACGGTACACGTTGCAGAAAGGCATAAAATCCTACTAAATCACCTTGATATGACATTGCACCAACTGCAAGAGGCACAGTAACACCTGTTTCTATGGGAGTGATGTTAAGGTTAATATTGCGACTACCACTCGTAACACCCTCCTCCTTAAAGGCAACGTCAAGCCAACTGCCGTAATAAGATAACATTACCAATGTTACTGCTCTACCGTCATGTGTAACATTACCTGTAACCTCGCCATAGTTGCCATTGTTGCGATTGTATCCATATTGACACCTTTCTGCCCCATAGTCATAATGAATACATTATCCCCACCACTGACAACGGTTTTCTTTACTAGCATCAATCTATTAAGTCCCATTTAATCACCTCACGACAATGTACTTGCTTGCGCAACACTTGACAAGACACCGCTGCTACTTTTGATTAACATAATATTTAACAGTAATCCGTTAGCAGTTATTGCTAAATCAGTTGCGCTTCCAGCATATTTTAAAGTACCTGCATTAGTGATGCTCAGAGTGTAAGAGCCATTCGCAGTAATGTAAGCGGTAAATACGGTAGCATCACCATTGCTTAACAGCCCTGCTAACGTCGACATATCCAGCGTGAAGTTACCTTGTACGTTATATACTGCCACAGATGAGGACGGATTATCAGTAGCACCGCTAATGCGAGGTGCATTATAACTTTCAAAGTTAAATTTCATTTTTTGGAAGGTTTGTTTTCCCGTCCAAGTGTTAGATTCCGACGTACTTACCCCACCGCCACCGCTAACGGCAATAGTTACGTTACCGTTTAAATCGGGTTTAGTGTTGTTTACGCTTTTAACATACCCAACAAGTGATTGATGTTGCGTCAAATATCCGCTGTCATTTGTCAGCTGTGATACTTTTGTAGGGATTGCAGCACGCACAGAGGTGAACTCTTGCTGTACAACCTTATTCTGAATTGCGTTGGTGCTGGTCGGTGACAACACAGAATCAACGGTGATGTCCCCCCCAGTTCCGCCACTGATATTGACATTACCGTTACTATCAGGCTTCACATTATTGACTGTTTTGATGTAAGTCGTTGCAATAACATTTCCTGCTCCATCTTGTGTTGCCTTTGTAGCAGCATAGGCTGTTTCTGTTTTACCTAACTTACCCCCTAAAGCATTGTAAACAGTGCTGTTAGCAATAGCGTTTGTAGAGGTGCTGGACAAAGTAGTATCTACAGTGACGGTTGAACCACTAACATCAATAGTAACATTACCAGCAGTGTCGGGTCTTACATTGTTTACGGACTGCACAACGTAATCAGGTCTATTTAATAAATCAGTATATTTACCGCTAGTCGCAACATCAGCTAAGTCGCTTCTATCAACCTTTTCTTGAAAAGCTACACCTAAGTCACCAATAATCTTATCAAAATCAGCCTTTTTGGTATAGGTATCAGTGATTGTATTACCCCCACCATCCTGTGTAGCACGTAAAGCTGTTCCTGTATAATTACTCGCAGTAAGTGAGCCTACAACCTGCGAACCTTGCCTCCACGTTATTGGAGCTGTTGCACCCATTAAAGCAAAGCCAGAATAAATATCAGTTCCAACTTTATTTAGTAGTGCATTATAGATAACTTTGTTTTGTACCGGGTTTGTACTTGTGCTTGATAGTTCTTCATCAACAGTTACACCGCCACTAACAGTAATATTTACGTTACCATTATCATCGGGAGCAGTATTGTTTACAGACTTTACGTAACTATTAAGTTCTGTCTTAGTAGCGTAAGTGCTTGTAATTATATTGCCATCGCCATCTTTAGTAGCTTTCTTCGCCGTATTTGCTTCACCTGTATAGCTTTCTGCGTTTATATGCCCAACTACAACACTTTGCGAACCTTCGTACCACCTAATACTGCCTACATTCTTTTGCATATAAATAATGTCAAAGGTGTTAGGAGAAGTGAAAGTATTGGTATCATCAAGCACAGCTCTGTTATCAAGTGCGGCCTTTACTGCTCTATTCTGAACGGGATTTACAGAGGTGTTGGAAAGTGCCTCATCAACGGTCACACCACCGTCTGCTCCGTCTTTACCTTTAGGAAGCACAAAGTCAAGCACGGCAGCAGAAGAAGTGCCGCTATTGGTTACACTAGCTGACGTGCCCGGAGCACTTGTTGTAACACTGCCTATGGTGATTGTAGCCGCGCTGCCTGCTGGGCCTTGTAAGCCTTGTACGCCCTGTGCCCCCTGTGGGCCTGTCGCACCTTGCGGCCCTTGCGCCCCTGCTGCGCCTTGTGGGCCTGCATCACCTTTATCACCTTTGGGGCCTTTTAAGCTTGCCAACTGCTCCTGTGTGAAATCCGCATAGGTAAAAGCATCGCCCTTATCGCCTTTATCACCTTTTGGGCCTTGGACATTACCGCAGTCAATCCATGCGCTGCCATTCCAAACATAGAGATTAACACCCGCCATATAAGCGTCACCCTCGTCAGCTTTGGGGTGGGCAGCTTGCAAAGCTGACAAACTATCATACTTGCCTTTAATCTTAATGCCAGTGCCAGTGTCACCCTTCTCACCTTTTGCCCCCTTGATGTTGACTGCGGTAGGATTAGCCAAGCCAGCTTTATTTGTCCATGTCAAAGTTCCGTCAGCATCAACAGACGGAACAAAAACATTAACATTTTCGCTAAGGTCTTTTGTAGTGTCCATATAAGCCTTTGCGTTGCTTTCGCTCTTTGCAGCTGCGGCAGCCAAACTTTGCGCTGTTGGCAAAACCTTTGCCGGGTCCTCAGTAAGTTCTACCTTTGTTCCGTCGTCGTTGATTCTAAAGCTCTTGCCGTTCGCCCACGGAATTGTAGTATCAACATCAGCACTTTTGCTTATGTTCACCTTTAAACTTCTGCTTGCGGCATCTGTAAGTTGCTGTGCAATCATCGTCAATTTGTCACCAATAGCCTCAACCTGGTTAAAAGGATATTGGTCGGGCAAGTCTGTTTCCTGTGTCACCGGTACTTCCCTATAAATTGTCAGTTTCCACCCGGTCGGCAATACTGCCGGTCGTTCGCTCTCTGGCACTTCTGCACCGACTGCGTAACCTGGATAACGTACAACATTCTTTTCAACGTCAACATAATAATCCTTAGTCAGCAACTTTTCTTCGCCGTCTGCGTCAGTCAGCAAAACTTTAATGTCCGTTCGGTCTAAAATCTTAAACTGATACGCAAACTCCGTCGCGTTCCCATTGCCGCTATATGTAATTCTGTTCTCAATATCAGTAAGCATAATAGCTCCCCTCCTTTTATTATTTTTTGCCAAAAGAAAAGAGTAGATATATAAAAATATATCTACTCTTAATAAATCCACTTTAACTAATTATATACCTATTTTCAAAGGTTCGTATCTATGCTACATTGTGAAATTTTTGTCAATCTTTTTTGCGTTCGCTTTTTGGTCTGCGTTTGTAAATATCTTGCAGCTCAAAGTCCATATCATCAGCAGCAATATCTATGCTGTTGAATATGATATTGAAGATGCCGGCAGGAACGCCAAGAAATGCACCGCCGACATATGCAGACTGCTCTATCAGTTCGCCGGTTCCTTCTTCGCCTCTGGCAACCTTGCCCAAACGGCGATAGACTGTCATGCCTTTATCAATCAGTCCTTGTGCCGCAGTCAGCCTGTAACCGTAGTTTTTCATGCCTAGCAAGCATTGTATGCCGATATTTGCAAATTGGCCGTAAGGTCCACCCATAGACAACGGATAGTTGATAAGTTCTTTTGACAATTTACGATAGCCGTCCTTATCTTTCTCAAAAGGAGCAGTCAAAGAAAGCTCTGCCATAGCCACGTTCAGCAAGCACACGCCGAGGAATTTGGCACCAGCAAAAGCAATCAGCCGTTCAGCCATTTCTTTTTTCTCACCGCTATTCCATAACCTTTTAACAATATGTGCTTCTCTGTCCCATTGGTTAAATTGTGTATTGAAAAATCCCTGGAACATCGTAAACAATCTGAATAAGCCGCTATTTCGTTGCATACTTGATACATCATGAATACGACTACTGCCTAACGTGCGGCGAATAACAGTGTTCGCAAAGTCTAGTGCTTCCTGCTCTGTTTTGCCTTCGTTGATTTTCTTCATGTATGCTTCTGCGAATACTGGCTTTGCAGTCATCATATCAGTGTAGCCTAAAAGCATTGCACCATATTTCAGCGTCCTTTTTTCAATCGGGTTAAGGTCAGAACGGTTCTGAATATCCCTTAACGTAATGTCTGGCACTCGCGAACGCTCACGCATAAATGCGCTTTTGGCACAAATAGCGTCTACTTCTGCTCTGCCTTCACCTGTAAAACTGCGAAGTAAGGCTCTGAAAGCATCAGCATGAGTAAAGCCTTTTGTACTATTGCCGTAAAGAAATATGTTAGTAGTGTTCTGCATTATCGTTTTAAAATTAAACATAATAGCCGCATTTGTTGCAACATTACGCAAAGCGTCGGCAATCTTCGTAAACGTCGTTTCAGCCATGTATGCTGTCCTGCTACCATATGGGTTAGCGCAAGCCTGCAAAAACTCTCTCAAAAGTCTTACGTTTGTATCGCCTAAACGCTCAACCATGTTGCGGTAAATATCCTCATCGTTCAGTATCTTTCTAAAATCAAGCATTGTTTCACGATAACAAATATCGTGAATGTATTTTTTCACCGCCGTAACCTCACTGCCGCGCGATAAGTCTACGGGATATTTGCCGCCGGTACGTGCTTTACTTGCGCTAGTATCCGTAGTCAAAGTCCGTTGCGGCGGTCTGCTGCCTTCTTCGGTACTGTCGATTCTGTCGAATTTACCGGGCATACTGCCGGTGCGTATATCGCGTTCCAGCGGGAAGTAGCCACCTTCGAATACCACGCTTTCACCGCTTGCAAGCTTCAGCACCAGCGGTGACGCTTCAATCTTCGGCGGCTCAAAGCCTTTTGTTCTGCGGTTGACTTCGGCCAGCATAGGCCAGAATTTACTTGCTGCATTGATACGTGCCTGCGCATAGGCAATATCTGCTTTAGTCAGATGCTTACACAAAAACTCTATAAGGTTTTGTTTGGTTTGCAGCATTGCTTCTTCTCTGCCGATAAGCTCCGATTCTTCCACCCATATATCAGAATTTTTTACGCCTACCGGTTTTTGTGAACACAGCCTTGCAGCGTTACTATCACTGCCAAGGTTGCACAGCATAGCAAGCAAAGCATGCTTATCTGCGCTACCGCCAAGCTCTTCGTAGTAAATCCTTGTATCATGCGCAATGCCTGCTTTCTTGTCCGGCTCCCATTTCTGTAAAGCATCTATAAGCTCGTTCTGGTAACTTTCAAGCATCGTGCTTTCCATATCTGCACAATGGTTGATTTTGTTGTAAAACTCCCTGGTGAAATAACCTTCTTCCGTCCAATTATCCATCATCAAGAAAAAGTTATCAGCGTTACGCAGTGTAGCCATGAAATTTTTAGGCCATTCAACAATTCGCTTACGCAGGCTCTTTTTGCTGTCGCTGCCAATCTCCGCCTCATACTCTACCGGCAATTCTTGCAGGTGCGCTATCGTATCAGCCTTAACCTGTTCAAAGGCTTCACCGGCGGCGATTTTGTTCATCTGCGTATCCTGCTTTGCAATAGCACGAATGTTTTTCAGTGCGTCGATAACGTCCATATAGTTCGCAAGGCTAAGTTGCGGCGCGTTGGTCAAATCGTTATTCGGGTTCAAAACAAAGTCCGGCATAGAAATAATTTCGCCGCCGTACTTTGCCTGCATCTCTGCAATGTAATCGCTAAGCGGCTGCACTTCTCTGCCGTTGGTGTTAAAGTCCTTGCGATGATAGCCCATACGCTCCAACAAAGCGCACATCTGGAAGAAGTGCTGCTCTGTTCCCCATACTTCTTTCTTGCTGTGCATCTGCTTTCTGACGTACTTTCTTGCGCTTTCAATCTGATGTTTAGCCTTGACTGCTTCACGATACAAAGCATGGTTAATCATCTGCTGCTGCTTATACATAGCAGCTTCTTCTAAGAGGCCTGCTTTCGCAGCCTTATTTGCATTAGCCGCCGCTCTGCGTTCTGCCATAGCAAATCTTCTCGGCTTCATAACCTCACCTGCTGGCAAAGTCTGAGTATAGCGTTTAGCAAAATTATCTGCGTTCTGCTTACGCACTTTAGCAATATTCTCACGCTCTTTTTGCTTAATATCCTTGTCGCTTATTTCATTGAGTGCCTCATCAATAAGCTGTTGTTCAAGTGCAACTACTTCGCCGCTTTCGTCATTATAGAGTGCTTCCCTTGCCGCTTCTCTTGCCTGTTCACGCTCCTGCATGAAGTCGGGGAATCTGCGGTTCACGGCCTTGTCAATCTCTTGACGTACCATAGCTCTTTCGCTCGGTGAAGTCAAAATATCCTGCGCCATAGCGTCGCCACTGTCATAACCTAAGCTGTCAGCCACCCAGTCAAACAGTTCTCTCTGCTCGTTAGACAAGGCACGCTTTTTGCTCATCTCCACAAGGTCGACTTTATCCGGATTAGTTTCAAGCTCATGCTTCAAAGATTTAAGCTCGTTAAGCTCTGTAAGCTGTTCACCCTCTACCAAAGTTTCGGCAATCTCTTTCAAGCCTTCTTCGCTTTTAATTTTTGCTCTGTCACCGCCGTTACGAATATAGTTCCTTGCCCAGTTGTCCTGTACGTCGCTGCCTTCATTCTCATTGACGGTGTAACCTTCGACAATCTCCCTTGCCATTTCGTAACCGCTGGCATATCCGTTTTCTTCTGCTATCTGGTCAAAAAGTTCTTTCTGCTCCTGCGATAATTGGTTGCGCTTACTTTCTTTTACCAGGTCGACACCTTCGGGGTCTGTTTCAAGTCTATGCTTCAACGCTTGCAGTCTGTCCAGCTCATCGACAATATGTTTAAAGTCTGCCTTAATTTCGGCATCGCCATAATCTAAACCAGTGCTACGCAAATCGTAGTAGTCCGCTACATCTTCGCCCCTTGCAATCTTTTCGGCAATTCTTCTGCGTCCTTTTTTGCTGGTCAAGTCGCTTATGCTGCCGCCGTAGTCATGAACGTATCTTGATACCCAGTTGACATTACGAATACTGTCACCTGCTTCATGGAATACAAGGCCTTCAATATCCGCTTGCTCTAAAGCTCGCTTAGTCCAATGACGTTTCCCGTCTTTGCCTATCTCGCCGAAGTCAACCAAAACTGCGCTCTGGTCCGGTATGCCTGCAAAATCGTTTGCATACTTGCCTTCTGTTCTGTTGGTTGCGGCGAAGTAGCCCCACTTGCCATTGATAAAAAACGCACGTTCACTCTTGACTGTATCTTGATATTCCGCAAGCTCACTTTCTATTCTGTCAGCAATAGGATTTAAAATATCACCAATGGCTCCGTTTGTATCTTTTAACAGTTCGTTATAGTTTATACGTTCATTGCCATAAATATATTTTCTTGCAAGCCTACGCGGATTAGCTTCGATTGTTTCCCATTCGTTGATTTTTTGCTTGAAGTTAGCATGAGCCATGCCGTGTTCATCAACAACGAATGTAGGATTGGTAACAGTTTTCTGTCTTGACTTGCTGAACATAGCAATCAACATATCTTCGGCGTTTGCAACACGCTCTTTAGAAAGTGTGCCGTATGTGTCGACTTCCGCTTGAAGATACTCAACTATCGGATTAAGTATATCGTCAATGCTGGCGTTGGTATCGTTCAGCATATCATTATAGTTTGGCAGTACGCTTCCTAAAACGTGCCTGTACTTTCTTGCTATAATTGCAGGATTGGCAAGCTTTGTTTTGCGCCATGGAGTATCCGAATTATTAGCATGAGCCATGCCGTGCTCATCGTCTATAAAGTGCGAATCAACAACCTTAACTTCCTTACCAAACTCATAACCTACCTGGTGTCTTGCACGATTGACAAGCTCCAATGATACTGCTTCTTCAATCTGCGGCCGTATTTCTTCGATGAAAGCAGCCTTTTCAGCTCTGCGTTTTGCGCTGAAATCAGCCATTGCTCGCCTTGTCAGAATATCCACGGCCTTGTCTTTAGCCTTTAAGATTTTATCCTGCAAGGTTTTTTTGTTTTGGTCTGATAGCTTAGATGTTATATTCTCCGGCAAGCCGCCGAACATGCCCTCCATGCGCGCCATAACTTCAATTTCTTCACGGCACGCCAACATTCTGTCGAATACCTGCCGTACTTCCGGCGTTAAGTCTGCCGCATTTTCGCTTCTTGCTATCTTGCTATAAATAGCTGATAACCAATTAGCGAATCTCTGGAACACTCCGCGCAAGCCAACACTAGGCGCTTTGCCTTCCATGATGTAGGTTTCAAATGCTTCTGCCAGTTTTTCATGGCCGGCTCTCTTTGCTTCAACGTCACCGCTTGCCCATGTGTCAGCGTCAATGCCTGCATACTCCATGAGCTTTTTCGCATCAGCGTTTAGTCTTGTGTTGCTGGGGTCTGCCAATGCTTCGTTAATCATGGTTTCCACAAAGTAGTGTCCTGTTTCGTGGATAACTGTACTTGCATCTGCGCCCTTAAAAAGCGTGATAACATAAGTACCATCATCCATTGGGGAAATCATGCCTTTATCTTTCAGTGTACCGTTGACAATTTTTTGTTGCTTGTAATTATCTGCTTTTTGTGATACACTATCAGCAAAAGAGGACGTTTTGTTTGAGATACTGGGCTGAGCCTTGAATTGCTCGGAACCCGAGGGCTTGAACGCGTCCTCTATTTTTTTATACTCACTTTCGTTAAAAACATTATGATTATAATATGATAATGATTTATCATTATGTTCTCTTACTGTAACAACTACATAACGTTTTTCACCATTAACATTCAGTGCAGAATGAATATAATAAAAATTCTCGTCTGAATGTTTTTCTTTTTGCGGCGCAGATTCTGTAACGAAATTACCATTCTCCATAATTTCACGTAAATAGCGCAATGCAAAAAGTTTTTCTTTTTTAGCGGAAGTGTGTTCCATTTTCTTTCTGCCACTTGTGCCAAATTTAATATTATTTTCTTGATACCCTTTATCTATTCTAATATCACCCAATACACTATTATGAACGCTCGTACCTTGCAAGTTGTCCCTATACCATGCAAAAGCCTTTTTCTGCAAGCTCTTCAAATCTGAATAGTGTCCCATCTCATTTCCGGTAATATTAGTAGTATAGAATTGCTCTTTTTTAAGCACTCCTCCCTTGCTAAACCAGCCATTCTTTTGTTTAGCTTTGCCGCCATCTTCAAAGCGCAGCTTATTCTTTTGCAGCCATGCAGCAGGATTTTCGGGGTCTGCAATAAGTGCGCGGCTCTCCAGCACTAAGCGCAAATTGCCGGCATGAGATTTATTCATACCTGCTTTAGTAGCACTATCGACAATAGCGTCAAGTTCTGCGTCAAGCTCCGTGCTTGCCTGCCTGGTTAAGTTGTACCCTTCTCGCAGTTCTTTACGTGTTTTTGCGCCGCCGTCCGACAATTCGCCGTTGCTGTCAAAATACATATTGTCTTTCGTAGCTTCAAACAGCGCATTATCTTTAGCCATTGCCGCCGTAAACTTGCCGCGGCTAATGTCTATATCCTGCCCAAGTTCTGCAGCCGCCTCTACTTCTTCTTCGGTAATTCCTAATTCCTCAAAAAGTTTGTTGTTACTGCTGGTCTGCTTGTAGCCTTCCAAGTCCTGTGCAGATACTGTTACTGTATCGTCCTCAAAGTTTGGATTATTCGCTTCGATTTCAGCCGCCGCACGTTCCGGATTAATGCCTGTTTCTTTGATTCGTTCAGCATCCGCTACTAACTTCGCCTTACGTTCTTCGTTAGCTTTTAATGCGACGTGCTCAACAACGCTGTCAACTGCAACGCTTACGCCGCTAACACTACCGCCAAGAATAGCACCAATAAGGCCGCTATATCCTGCTTCCTTCAAGTTCTGCTGCCAGTTCTCTCCCCACTTCTCTGCAAGTTTGGCAGTGCTTGCGCCGGGGTTCTTTGCCCATAAGTCTGTAGCTTGCTCCGGGAATTCCTGCAATGCTTCGGTAACACCTTCTTCAAGGCCACGTTTGGTAACTTCCCATATCTTAGCTTTCAGTCCGCTACCGGCAGGCATCTTTTTAAGCAGTCTGCCAAGCGGCAGTTCTTCTAATACTGCCTGCGGGATTGCATTCATCAAGCCAGCCTCCGCTGCTCTGGTTGCGCTTACGCCCTCTTTGCGCAGTCGCAGGTATTGTTCGCCGCTGATGTTTGCACCATTGTAAAGCATACTGATAGCGTGTACAGTTTTTGCAGTTGCCCCGGCAGCGCCTACACCTTTAGTCAGCGCAAGCTGCGCTAAAAGCTGAATACCGTTTTCAGCCAAATCATAACCAAGTTGCCCAGCCGCCGTATCAGCCTTAACTTCTTCGCGCTTCAAAATCTCATCGGTGACATAGCCTAAAGCCTTGCTGATGTTCTCTGATTGGTCATACTCTTTAACAACATTCTTGTCACCCTTATGAGCTTCAATATTAGCGTCAACGGCCGCTTTAGCCGCACCGAATAAGCCACGCACCGAACCTTTAAGGCCGTTCATTACGGCAGTGCCTATGCCTGGTTTATCGTCGTTGATAATGCTGCTAGTATCAATCGTCGGCGAATTATTGCTCTTTACTGCCTGCGAAAACTTATTGTATTCATCGTCGCTCATTTTTTGCAGGTCATAATAACCTAGAGTTTCAGCAGGAGTTAAATTGCTGTCTGCACCTGTCGCATAACCGCCATCGTACCAATCCTGTTTTTCGTTTCGCAGTCTTTGAAATTCTTTTTCGTTATCTTCCCAGCTCATTTAATAATCTCCATTCATAACCTCATCAAGATAGCCGCCGTTGACGTTGCCGTCGCTGCCGTCAAAGTATGTTACGTGATACCAATCGTCAGCAATTTTTTCAGCTCTGGCTATACCTGCTTTTGCTAACAGTGCGTCACTGCCGCTAAAAGTTTTTGTGCTGTCCCATAAGAAGCCCGGCTTTGTTACGTAAGTACCAAAAGTTCGGGTAGTTATAGCTTGCTTCATAGCGTCAACTAATACTGATTCATCCGGGTTCATGCCGTTGTGTTCAGCGCGGTACGTACGTACCCACTGTTTACCGTATATCTTCAGTCCTTGTTTTACTTTATCGTTAGAAGAACCACCCATTACGTACTTACAAAGGCCGTCCCAATCATACGCATATTCGCCTGCGCCACTCAACCAATTATCATAAGACTTATCTAATGAATTCATATCAGAATTAGTTGCTCCGTGACTTCTTGCAAAAGCTAAAAACTCTGCCTTAGACTTAAACCTGCCTGCTTCCAGCATAGAGATTACTGCCTCTTTGCCGTCACTGCCAAGTTTGGCTATGCCTTCACGTCCGCCGCTACCGCCGCTTCCGCTTCTGCCTTGCGGTCCGTATATTGCCGTTACCGCATTACGATATGTTACGTACTTGTCGGGGTCACTGCCTGCTTGATTAGTAGCCCACGCCATAGCATCACTATAGCTTGTGCCGTTATTAAACATACTAAATAATTCACTCTTTATTCCTTCAAAAAGTTTGTTTTTCTTATAAGTTTCTATTCTGTCATGGTCTGCCTTAATAGTGCGGTACTGCTTTATAATGCGGTCTTGCTCATCCTGGCTCATGCTGCGTGTGCTGCGCACGCTTCCTGCTCTGTTGGTAACACTCTCTGCGTATTCTTTGATACTAGGCTCATTCCCATGTTGCGGTGTGTCCCAAGTATTCCCCCATACATCCGTTGTTTTACCGCTCACCCAGCGTTGTGCATTAGTTTCTCCGCTATACCATGCTACCGCCGCACCTGCTGCACCGTATTTATCATAGTATTGTTTTAACTTAAAGCGTGCGACTTTTTCTTGATTTTCCGGTGTCATTTCTGCACCTGCTGGCAAGCCTGCTTCTTGGCTCCAACTAGGCCAGTTACTAGGCAAAATCTGATATTTGCCGCTTGCACCGGTGCGGCCATTCTTGGCGTTATAATTGCCGCCGCTCTCTTGAATACCGAAAGAAGTTAGCAAATTCTCAAAATCATTACCGCTTTCGCTGCCGCTAAATCCTTTCATGCCTTCAAGTTCTTTGCGTACTGCTTCTTCATTGTCGCCATATTTAGCATACAAATCTTTAGCGGTATTTCTTTCAAAAGCGCTGCTCTCTTTATCGTATGCCACCTTTTCAAAAGCAGCTCGCTGATTGGCAGTCAGATAACTACCGTACTTATCCATGATGTTACGCATAGTGCCATAATCTTCGTTGGTGATACTTGCGCCGACGGCACTTGCTACCACCTGCCCGATGTTGGCTCTGCTTTTAGATTCGATAAACTCTGCGCCACGCTTGCCATATATAGCGCTTGTCAGTAACTGTGTACGAATAATCTCATCTTGCAGTGCCTGCGGATTATTCCAGTTCTTCTGTACAAACTCGCAGGAGTTCTGAATATTATTGTCATAGCGTAAATCAGTGACTGCTTCTTTTTGCTTCTGCTCGTATTGGTCGACAGTCTGGAAGCCTTGCTGTGCGCTCTGATACATTAAATGGTCTAATGCAAGCTGATTCTTTTGGCTGTGCAGTTTGGTATTACTTAATACATCCTGCCTTGCCTTATTTATCTGCTCTGTGTAGCTTGCGCCTGCGCCGGCAGTGCCTTCTAATTTCGTATTCATAAGGCCGCTTTCATCGTTGTACATGATGTTATAGCGGCTCTTATTAAATATATCCATAGCGTTAAGGATAGACTGTTTGTCCTCGTCCTCTTGCTGTGCTTCTACTGCTACCGCCCATTTGTTGGCGGCACCGGCAATAGCGGCAAGTCCTTTGCCGCCGCTGCCATAAGCGTTAAGGTCACTCGATACCTTGACAGTCGCACCGCCGCCGGCACCTAAATTGACGCTGCCTTGATAACCTGCAATCTTCATACTGCACCTCCCTTACCAGTTCCATTTAGTAAAGCCTGTATTATCCATGAACGGGTTATTCTTCTTTGCCTGGTTGTAAAGATTGAAGCCGTTCATATTGCTAGCAGGAAGATTGAAATCACTGTTAGCATCGTACCATTCATCACCGCTTACTGTAGTTGTTCCCTTGCTGCCGCCAATCATGCCTTTAGAGTAAGCGTTCGCCGCCGCACCTACAAGCGTACTAAACATCTGCATTTTGCCGTTGGCTTTAGCGTTCTTCGCCGCCGCATTATATGCGCTTGCCTGGTTGCGATAATTAACCTCGTTTACATAAGTGCTCCACGCATCATTACGCTGATTCTGCAACAGATTCATACTGTCTTTTTTGTAAGCGTCCTCACTGCTTGAAAGAATATCGCTGACACTGCCGCTGCCGGTTAGCCCGCTGCTGCCGGCCGCCGCCAGTGCCTGCCCTCTTGCAAGCCTCATTCTATCGTTGAGTTGGCTTTGCTTCTGCGCATACGCTTCTGCCTGCTGCTCACGTTGGCGGCTCATAATAGCCGCGTTCTGCTGTGCAGCCTGCGCCTGCGCTTTATATGCCTGCTCCTGCTGTTTGGCCTGCTGATGTTGTCCGCTTAACTGCATAACAGTTTGCAGACCCATTAAGATTCCAAGTGTACCCATTACGCTCACTCCCCTCTATATGGAATATAAAACTGATAAAACTTTTTGCCGTCCCAACCTGTTTTAGGCTCTACCAAAAATACCGCTCCCAAGTGTCTTAAATAGTTAATGCTAGTGCGGTTCTTCTCGTAGACGATATTATGCAGCAGTCCATGCTTGCGTACCCATTCATTCAGCACTCTTTTCGCTTCCTTGAAAAGCAGGCTCTTTGTGTAACCATTGTAAAGTTCGTTCGTGCCTACCATCCAGATTCCGCGCCCTGGCGCGCCCCATTCCATAGTGCCCTTGCCGAATATCGCAAGCAGTTTTCCGTCCTCACCACGGTACACCCTTGTTTCTTCGTCAAGCTTGATACTGCCAATAAGCACAAATACCGGGTCACTGCTTGCTTCCAAATCTTCCTTATCATGCGGCCGTATATCCTGCATAAGTTCTTCAATCAACGGCACAACATTTTCTTTTGACTTATTATCAAGGATTTCAACAGTCCACTTCTTAGCCACCGAAAGACACCTCCCGCACTACCGCCAGCAAGTTAAAAGGATATGGCTCATCCGTAACGATAATCACTCTGCCTTCGTTGTTAAAGCCGCCAATAGGCAAAGTCATATGCTTGTCGCCGGTAAATAATTTAATATCGCTCACTGCGTTCTGTTCGTCAAAGTTCATCAAGTCCATAGTATTTATATCCGGACCGACCATACCGCCAAGAGAATTACTTAAGCGCAGGATGCAATTACTAATCTGCTTTTTGCGTCCTTGCATAGTGCCGTCGCCCGTCCTAATTTCGACGTTTGGCAGTTCCACGATACTTCTATAGGGCAAGCCAATAAAAGCGTGTTGTACGGCTGCTGGGAGCGTCACAGTGCCGTCTTGACTTACTGTCAGTCCACTATACATTCTTCCGTCACCGATAACAGTAACTTTTTCGCCTGTCAGCTCTGCTGCATCAATCTCCGTTTCCCCACTGCTCTTTTCAGCAGTGCTATACTCAATAGCATTATCAAGCATAATATAATCATCGGGGTTATTGCTTTTTGCAGGATTCTTTGCCAGATACTCAATGTTGCGTACTGTCACGCCGTTTATCTCTCGCTTTACTACAAGATAAATAATATCTTCGTCGCCTTCCTGCACTGCCGCCACTGCTTCAATCTTGCCTTGCGTTTCTATCGTCGACCAAGCATATACTTTCTGTTCCATGATGTAGGATAAGCAAGCCATAGTCCCGTCACTTCTCACAAAATATATAGTGCTGTCGGGTTCCTGCTTATATGCACTGTCGACAATCTGTACATTCTCTATGATATGCTTTGCTAGCAATGTTAAGTCATTGCCGCCGTAGCTGTCTGTTTCATAACTATATGCCATATCCCTTACAGTGCTTCCACGTCCTTGTACAAACACGATTCTGCCGCCAATCATCAACGGCTCAACAGTGCTGCATCCGCGTGTAGTCTGCATTTTGGGAACGGCTTTAGATGGTGTTACAGTATCGCTGCCACTTACTGTCCATTCGTTACCGGCAGTCAAGACGATTAAATCGGTACTTGCTATCAAGTGTAAAATCTTAAACTGCTTGCGGCTCACAAAGGCAAGTGCTACTGCGCTATCATCGGTAACAGTGCCGCTGGCTTTCTCTACGCTGAAATTGCCGTAGTCGCCGGTCCTGCTCATCCACACCATATAAGGCTGCTTCTTCGTGCCGCCAAAACATAATCTGTCCTGGAAAAAGCAAAGTGTTTGCGGGTACCCGAATTCTTCACTCCATGCGCCCCACAAGAAATTAGTAGTCATATCTGTTGAGCCTAGCTCTTTTTCAACATGAGCTTTTGCCGTGCTGTCGCTGGTGATTTCAGTAAGCTTTACAACGCCTTCTGCATTGTAGGCCATTGCTGTTAAATCAACAGTGCAAGTACCGCTAGTTATAGTGCATACCGCCCTTAAAAATACCGGCTCTGTTACACTGCCGCTTTCAGACGGATTATAGTCACTCTTAGATGTATATTTTCTGTATTCCTTCCAACTTTCGCCATCGTCACTCTTTTCTATGGTAAAACTGCCTTCCCAGGTTCCGTGACTGATAACCTTCCAATTTTCGCCCACACGTACTCTTTCTGTCGTGCCGTTGCTGGCGGATACAGTCTTGCTTGCAATCTCTTGTTTAAGTTTGATATACGCGCCCGGCTTGCTGCTAGCGAAAATATTCTTGTTGCTCGTCAAGGTAATATCACCTTGCGTTCCCGAAGGTGTCAATTCTTTATTGCCGGTATATAAAATCTTTACCCAGCCATTAGCGCCCGCTTTGCCGTTTGGGCTACCCTTTATACCGCCGGCACCGCCTGCCGCACCGCCGCCTGCGCCATATGTTACGCCTTGCGTGCCAACATTAGAATAATAGCCATCCTTACCATACCTGCGACTGGCAGCACCACCTGCTCCGCCGCCTCTGCCTGTTAGTCCACACGCCGTACTGTCTGCGCCTTTAGTGCCGCTAGTAGCTGTTGTATCTTCGTAGTTGCCTGCACTATGAGCATAAGCACCGCCGCTGCCACCGCCGCCGACTGTAATCGTGTAACTTGTGCCTTTGGTCAGCGTTAGAGTTTTTATAATGCGTTCACCACTGCCGCCGTCGCCACCTTTGGCGGCATAATTATAAACTTGGTGTTCTCCAAACCTTTTCCATGTAACGGCACCGCCGCCACCGCCGCCTGCACCCGAAATGTCAATTTGGTATTCACCGGTAACAGTTGGTTGGAATGTGTAGGAACCGGACACGGTATAGCTTATGCCGCTATAATTTTCAAGTGAGGTCGATTCATCGAAATACATATCAGTAATTTCAAAGTCAGCAAAACGCCAGTCGGTGTCCGAATATCTTGCAAACTGTTTCACGGGATATTTGCCGCTGGCAATAAACATAGTATCTGCGCTTTGTACAAATCTCAAATCTTGCAGCATATCTGCCGTGTACGGTGTCACAACTTCTATGTTTATATAAAGTCCGTTCTTATGCACCCTTATATATTTCTCGCCAATCTCCAAAAGATAGTCGGTGTTATCTGCGCCGTTGAACGGTACCAGGATGCACGCTTTATCGCTATATTTCGTTCGTGCCATATACTTCATGCCCGGCCTGCGATAAATAGGGCCGTGCGGCTTGATAAGGCAATTATAGGCTTGCAGTACCGCAAACTGATATTTATCTAAATCGACGCGGTTTGCAACTTCGGCGCTGATTTCCCCGCCGGTAAATGCAGGCTGCAATAAATAATAAGGTGTTAACCCGCTAGCCATAATTACGCCCTCCCGTCAAAGTATTTACTCGGATAATCCGGCAGTTCTTTCTTTTCGCTTGCCGTAGTATACTTTGCTTTCTGCAATGCTGCCATTGCAAGCTGATACTGTGTCTGCTGCAAGCCGCTGCTGCCGGTCAGCTGTACGCAGATATTAAACGCCAACATATGAGTAAACGCACTCAAAAAATCACTCGAAAACATTTCCACATCGTCAACGTCATAGGTATATTCAAGCCACGCAGCAGGGATATTGCAGCCGATACCAAGCACGTTGTCACTTGCCATATATAAGTCCCACTCTTCCTGCTGCTGTTCGCCTGCCCTTATCATTGCGCCGGTGTCAGCGTCAAATATCTTGCGCACAGCAAGGCACTTTTCGGGGTAGGCGTAAACGTGGGACCAGTACGGAGATTCGATACTAAGTTCTGCAAGCTTGCTCACGCGCTTTGCAAATCCCCAAGTGTAGCTTCTTAATAACTCTTTGCGCGTAGGCTCATAAAACAGTTTGCACTGTCTGGCTAGTTCTGATTGCTCGTCTATATTGCTTATACGGCCTTTAGCGATATGAGCCAGTGCCATATTACATACATCGGTAATGTTAAGCATTTTTAACTATTCCTCCTTGATTATTAAAAAAGGGAAGAGCTTATCGCCCTCCCCTTAAAGTACCAAATCAGCCCGGCCAGTTCGGAACAGTTTCAGTCAAGCCAGCAGTCAGTTTGCCGCCGCTTGCGCCGGTAACAGTCAGTCTGGAAAAAGCCTTCATGCCATACGGCAGCTTTGCTGCAACCAAAATGCCCTTTTTGCTGGCGGCAAGAGTATAAGTCGCAACAACAGTTTTAGTGCTGAAGCTTTCGCTGTCAGAAGTTTCCAGCGCCGCAGTGATAGTGCCGCTAGTAGCTAAGGCGGTCGGCGCAGTGATAACAAGAAACAACGGGTCGGCCGCATCACCGCCGCCAACGTTCGCAATTACATTGCTGGTCAAGGATTTGTCCATGTACATATTTTGCTGGTCAAAAATCATTGTTATTCACTCCTTCCGGTTATTGTACTGCCGCTTCGGTTTCGCTTTGGCAGTCAAGTTTCTTAATCTGAATACCTGCAAGGTACAGTTTAGGCGGCGCGCCCATAAAGTCCTGGCGGGTAACATGAACATTGTTCTTGTTGTTCAGATAGCACTCCAGCCAAGAGTATACGCCGTCAGATACATACGCAACCGGTGCTTTCGGGTCTTGCAGACGGTTCTTTGCGAAGATGAATTTATTCATCAGTTCGCGTTGCGCACTGTCAGTCAAAGAGTTAAGTTTTTGGACATCAATATTGCACACGCGCACAATAGAACGAACATTTTGTACCGCCAAGCCACACTTCCAAGAGTACAAGGTCTGCAATGCACGGAACGGCTTGTTGTTCTCATCGTATACGTCGCTTTCGCCCAAGTCCTCAGTTTTCAAGCCTGCCTGGGTGCCTTTAGGATATACACCCATTACACGGCGGTCGCCCCAATCTACGAAGTAGATAGAAGCATTAGTGTTAGTACCAGGAGTACCCGCGGAAATTACCTGGTGGCCTGGAGTACCTTTGCCGCCGTCGGTCAAAGTATTGTAGCGTACCGCAATACCATTGAAAGTGTCCGGGTCTTCATCTAAGTTGCCGTACAAAAATTGACGTGCGACGTATTGGCCCATGCCTTCTACGTGTGCATCATCCTCTGCCATACGGAAAGCCTGCGGATTCGGTTTGCCGGAAAGCAATTCAACGTCCACGCAGGAACGGTCCTCCAAGTGCATACATACATCAATGCGCTGCTTTACAGTGCCTTTAGTCGGAGAAGTACCGCGGTTAATACGACGGATAGACGGAGAAGGCAGGCTCGCACGAATAGTAGTTTTAGTACCAATCGGCAAATCGCCTTCCATCCACCGAATATCTTCCATAATAGGATTAGATTCGTTAAGTACTTCCATAACGCGGTCAATAGCGCCTTGCGGAGTTAAGTACTTTCGTAAGTCACTCATAGTTTGGGAGTAACCAATAGTAGCCATAATTTCATCATCCTTCCTGTTTTTTAATTAAAAATTAAAGATTATTTGTACCTGCTCCAGTCGGTTTTCGGGTACATGTTTGCGGCAACACCTTGTGCAGCGTTTAAGCCTTGCGCTCCGTTTTGTGCAGCCAAGCCGGGGTCCTCGCCAAGCAGTTCGCCAAGTTTCGCAAATGCTCTCACGATTGCTATCTGATTGCCTGCGCCGGTAACTTCCAATGCTTCACGCACATTCAAGCCCGGATACATTGCCTCCAACTTGCGGCAGGCAGTATCACAAAGGCCCTGTACTTTGCCCAAGTCTGCGCCCAGTGCTGTTTTTGCTTCGTCGCCCCATTTAGCGATTTCCTGTGCGCGGAGCTGTTCCACGCCTTGTACTACACGGCTTGCATACTCTGTGCCGTACTTTGCAAGCGCTCTTGCCTGGTCATTGCTAAGGTTCATGCCCTTAATAACATCCACAAAGCGTCCTTGCTCATCAGCACTAAGCTCATAGCCTTCTGGCATCTCTACTCCTGCAAAGTCATAATTCACTGTGCCGGGCTGCTGTTGTGTGCCTTGCCCATTACTTCCGTTCCCTGCAATAGTGCCGGAAGCACTTGTATTATTAGTTGCATTAGTAGTAGTCGTTTCTGCCTGCTGCTGTTGTGTCGCGGTATTGGGTTCAGCCTGTTGCTGTGCGCCTTCGCCGTTCACAACTGTGTTTTCGCCGTTCTCGCCCATTAGTTATTCCTCCTTGTTGTTATCTACATATTCCACTGCCAGCTCTTGTAGCTTTAGTTGGAATTCTGCATACTCCATTTCAGCCTGCTGCTTTAGCTCTATGCCTTGCAGCCCAAGTGCTAAAATGCTTTTGATAATGCCTAAGCCTACGTCGCGGCGGCCTTCGTTATAGAAAGTCTTGCTGTTGCCGGTAAAGCACATAGAGTTTACTTTGGTCACATCAAGCATACGCATCAAGAACCAGCGTCCGCTTTCACTCCCCAGCAGGTCAAGTAGGGCCTCTTTATCCCTTCTTGCCTGCTCTCTTACCATGTACTCTGTCAGCAGTGCTTGCTTTCTATCCTCGCCGGTATTGGATTTATATTTAAACTGCTCGCTCATTATTCCCAACCTCCCGGCACGCCTAGCCAGCTTGTAATAGCCGGATTGGAATCATTCGCCGCCGCAGTAAGATTTTTGGCCGCCTCTGCCGCAGGAGCCGCAGCCTGTGCCATTGCCAAGCCTTCCTGCATTTCCTGCTGCCGTTGCATTTCCTGCTGCTCTTGTTTGAGCATTTCTTGTACTTCTTCATCACTGCGCAATGCAATTGCAGGCACGCCAAGCATTTCAAAGTATTTTGTAATAGCACCCAGCGGGTTAATCTTCTTCGTAACTTCTGGCCATACTTGCGCCATCTGTCCGGTCTGTGCTATCGCCTGTTCGATATTAACAAGTCCGCTCATCTTCTGCGCCTGCGCCAGCGGTGAAATATAGTCCACTTCAACATCTTCTTCACTCAAAAGGTCTTGCAGTTCTTCCGGCACCGGAGGGAATCCGCCGCTTCTGTCGATGATGTTATACACACGTTGAAGAATAAGTGTTAAAAATTCATCCTGCAATCGCTCAACCACGGGGCCTAGCTGTTGCAGTTTTTCCTGCGTTCTCTCCATAACCTCTCTAGCAGTCATGCGGCTATTATCAAGGTTATCTAACATCAAGAACAAATCAGCACTGTATGCTCTCTTTATAGCATCCTCAACGCGAATAATTTCTTCCTGCGCGTCCTTTAAGTCAAGGTCAACTGCGAACAAAGGCTTTACCATATCTTGCGTCTGGTCGTCTACTACCGTTAATCCACCAGGCATCAAGTTAACACCGCCATTGTTCATAAGGCTTGCGTTGCTTTGCATTGCCGGCTTTATCTTTAACTCTATTGCTGTCAGATAATCTTTTTTCAGCAGTTGCAGCATTTTGCTGTCGCCTTCTGCAAACCACGCAGGACCTCTTGCGTATGCCTCATTGCCGCTGACAAGATAACGCGCTACCGGTACTGCTTCTTCTTCAAAGCCGCCAACATACAAGTATTCGTCACTCTCTGACTTTTCCAACCAGTACACGCTTCTATACGGCATGTTCAGTCTGTCCATGTAGCCAGGCAGTTTATCGCTGTTAGGCTCTACCATCCAGCAGACTTTATACTTCTTAGTAAGATTGGTCTGATTGTCTAACAGTCCTTTCAGATTGTCGGGCAAAGCGTCTACGCCGAAGCAGTCCGCTAGCTGCTGCAAAGTCATATCGTACTTTCTTGCAAAAGTAGTTACCTTGCCGAAGCCGTCTGCTTCAAGTGCATAAGTACCGATTGTCATTGTCTGGAACCGCACGCCGTTTTCTGCGTCGTAGAATATAGCCATCGGGCACTGTCCAAAAGGCAATTCCAGATATACAGTATGGATGCTGTTATAGAAGTTGCTCTTTGCAAGCACGCTTGATACAATCTCTTGTCTTGTGTCAAGCACCTTCATAGCCTCAACATTCGTATTCAGTTCCGGCCGTCTATATGCAAATCTGAACCACTGGCGGCTCGGCGGTGTAAGTCCGCTCATAACGCCTGCGGCGAATACCTGTGCCGCTCTCCAAGCTACCCCGTGCACAATCTTTAAGTCACGTCTGCGTGCGGGATTGGTCTTGTCTGCCGTATTGTCAAACTCACCGACAAACGGAAGCTGATAATCTCTTATCTCTTTCCATCTGTCCTCCCAATCTCGTCTGTCCTCATACATGCTTTTGAGCTTACGCACCAAACGTTGGCGGTCCGGCAAGTTCTTTTTCAGCGGCACCCCGTCACTAGGAAGTGTTCCCTGTGGCTTGCTCGCCGCTATCGTTTGAAAGTTCATAAGCTGTTACCTCTTAGCCTAAAGTATTACGGCCGCCTTCGCCGCCACTAGCAATAGTGCTTGTCTGCGTAGACGCAAAGCCCTTACGCTTCTTCTTGTTACTGTCGCCGCCGGCCGCAACTTCGCTGCTTGTCGCAACGGTAGTCGGTGCCGGGTCCACCTTTTCAATAGTCGGCATGTTGCCGCCACCGAATAATTTTGCAATGCCACCCATTTTTAAATCGCCCCCATAATTGAATATTCTGTGTTGCACATCAGCACTTTAGGCTTTCTATCGTCAAACCCTAATTGCCTTAATGGAACCTTCCTTGCAAATGTTAGTGCCAGGCCGTCTGCAAGGTCCGGTGAACGCCCTAGCTTTTCTTTTATCTCCTCTTTAGGCGTTAGTATTAAACGCCCATTCTTAGAGTACTTATAGTGAATGACTGCAAGTTCTTCTCTTAGCCCCGGTTCTTCCGGCAAAGCGCCGCCAGCCTCTATCCACTCTTTCAGTTTGAAGTACATCTCTGCTCTGATGTTCTCGTATCGCTTATTCTCTATCGCCGCGCCTTGAAATGGTATCTCTCTTAGCGCCGTGTACCCCATCTGCCGCAATCTGTCGACTACGCCAGCGCCCATGTTGCCAACGTCTATAAAGGTCATATCTGCTTTATTTTCATCCATTGCCAAAGCAATATAATCTGCTGTCTGCATCGTATTCAGCTTCTTATACACTCTCGGTCGTGGATATACCATTAAACCCTTACGCTGCCATATACACGTTCTGTCATCGCCAAAGCGTGCTATATCTGCGCCTTGCACCAGCGGCATATCATAGGGAATATCCTTTTCCGTCAACTCTCTATTGAAAGCCCTGTCTAATTCTTCCAGACTGAAAAGCTCATTAATCGCCGATACGCTAAAGTCACACAAATACTCTTGTCTGAATTCTACCTCCGGCATATCCTCTTTCAGTTCTTCTATGCTCTTTGCGTCTATAATGCCGCTATCGTACACGTTCGACAAATACGCAAAGTAACGCTTATTCGTCTTGGCCTTCTTGTACATCTCATAGAAGTTGTTCTGCCCCTTGGGTGTACCGATGAAATAGCAATAGCCTTTTCTGTCGCCGTTCTCTATCGCAGGTCGGATTATCTGCGTCCACATCTCCGGCTTCATATCCGAATACTCGTCAAGTATTACGCCGTCCCAATATGTACCACGCAATGCGTCGGGATTGTTTGCACCAACGATATATATCCTCGCACCCTGTGCCCCAGGTACTTTACTAGGGAATTCAACATACTTTTTAGTTTCGTTCACCTTAATGCCTTTTATGACGCTTGTGTAATACTTCAACGGTCCCCATGCAATAATTTCCATCTGTGCACTGAACGGACCTACCAAAGCATACTGCGGGCTGATTAAGTCGCTCTGCAAAGCATCCCTTATAAGGTGATTCACCATTCCGATGGTCTTACCAAAGCGGCGGTGTGCTACGATTACTGCAAAGCGGTGTCTGCTTAATTCCTTATGCAGTACCTTCGCCCATGCAGGTCGTGGAGTATATGGTATCTGTATTACGTTTTCCATGTTTACCCCCTTGAAAAAATCGTTTTGGTAATTTTTGGTATTTACCTCCCCCGGCGGCTGCGAAATTTTTGGGCCCCACCCCCACTCAACGCCAGAGGAAAAGGCAAGAACCAAAATCAATTTTTGTGAAAACTGAAGTGGTAAACTTATTTTAGACACAGAGGGGGTATTTTTTGTACAGATAATATATAATGGAATACACCAATATATATATCACTGAACAAGGAATACTTCAGTCTAAACAGGAGGTTTACCATGAAATACACTAAACAAGAAAAATTAGACATTGGTCGACGAATATATGACAGTGAGATTACTCGCTATCAAGCTGCAGAGTTATATAAAATTTGCGAAGGTACAGCACGCACTTATATGCGTATGTACAGAGATGCAAATAACCTGCCTGCAAAAAATTGTAAACAACAAAAATGTAATATAATACGTCCCGATTCCCCAGCACTTTCTGCAAATACGGATGACTTTCAATACATGACCAAGGAAGAATTAATTCGTGAATTGCTTAAAGCAAGAATTGCAGAAGCCAGATTAAAAAAAGGCTATGCGGTGAAAGGGGATGGTACAGTAATTCTATACGGCAAGAAGAATACCAAGTAGTATTAGAGCTTTCCGGAGAATTTCCAGTAAAACTTATATGCGAAACCATGAATATCCAGCGCAGTAGTTTCTATGCTTGGAAAAAGAAGCTTGCGCATCCTTCTACAAGAATGAAGAGCCTGCTTAGCAATATTTTACTTTTTAAAGAGTACCATGCTAAGTTTCCTTCTCATGGGTATCGTTGGCTTAACGCTAAGATTCGTTTGGATACTGGTCTTGTACTTTCAGATGCATATGCACATAAGTGCTGTAAAATCACTGGCATTAAGAGTCAAGCCAAGCATTATAAATACAAAAAGCCAGGAGATTCATACCGTGTTTTTCCTAATCTGCTTATGACAGAAATACAGATTGACGGACCACTGCAATGTATTGTAAGCGATATGACTGCTTTTTATGTAAAAGGGATCTATTATGAGCTAACATTGTATATGGATCTTTGGAATAATGAAATTGTAAGCCATTCTCTATCTTCCAAACGTGGTGACCGTATGACATATATTAGCGGTCTGGAGGATTTAATTGCTTTAAAGAAGCAGTATCCGGAATATGAAATGATCTTGCATTCAGACCAAGGATCTGTTTACACATCTAAGGCATTTAACGACTTGTTGCCAATGTATAGCATTACTCATTCCATGTCTCGTGCCGGAACACCTACCGACAATGCAGCAATGGAAGCGATTAATGGTTGGATAAAGGCAGAAATGTTTACCGATTTTCATGTAACAGGCGAAAGGCCTGTTGTAGATGAAGTAAAAGAATATATTCACTTCTTTAATGAACAGCGTCCAGCTTATTCGTTAAACTATCTGACGCCAACTCAATATCGCAAGTTGCATTACGAACGGATATCTGACTAACAGAGAATTTTTTGTTGTATATTTTTTTATGATTTGTGTCTAAAATTTGTTGACTAGTGCAAATTAATTCAATTCGCCCAGCAAAAAATCCTCTTTGATGCCGGTAATTTTTACCTTGACAATGGTGTTAGCCAGCTCCTTGGTTCCAGGAACAACAACGCGCAGGTACGGACCACACAGGCCCTCCATATGCTCATCATCCACAGGCTGCTCGAACAGCACCTCTTCCACCTTGCCAACAGTGCTCTGCAGCATTTGCTGATGCAGCTCCTCGTCCACCTTCGCCAGACGCGCCGCACGCTCGCTCTTCACTGCCTCGTCCACCTGCTCCGGCATTTCGGCTGCAGGCGTGCCCTTGCGCTTGGAATAAGGGAAGATGTGCATTTTGGCAAAGCCGCATTGCTTGGCAAATTCCAGCGTAGTCGCAAAGTCCTCCTCGGTTTCGCCGGGGAAACCCACGATAACGTCCGTAGTAATTGCCACATCAGGCACCTGCGCACGAATTTCGTTCACCAGCTCTGTAAAGCGTTTTGTGTCATAAGGACGGTGCATAGCGCGCAAAATCTTGTCGCAGCCGCTTTGCAGCGGCAAATGCAGGTGACGCTGCAGGCGCGGTTCCTCTGCCATCAGCTGCAGCAAGCGCGGCTCCACCTCCACGGATTCCAAAGAACCGAGGCGCACACGCTGCACGCCCTCAACGCTCAGCGCTGCCTTTACCGCATCATACAAAGTAACGTGCTTGCCTTCCTTCGCCAGCTCCTTGCCGTAGCAGCCAAGGTGAATGCCGATGAGCACAACCTCTTTGTAGCCTGCGGCAACCAGCTTGCCAACCTCCTCACGGATGCTTTCCAGGCTGCGGCTGCGCAGCGGACCGCGGGCAAAGGGAATAATGCAGTAGGTGCAGTATTGGTTGCAGCCCTCCTGAATTTTGAGGAAGGCGCGGGTTTTATCGGTTTCCGTGCCAACGCCCAGCTCTTCGAACTTAGTATCCACAGTCATCTGCTGCACATTGTCCAGAATCTCCGTGCACTTGTGCTCCAGTGCTTCTTCGACCAGCTCCACAATACGGCCGCGCTCCTGATTGCCGATGATTACATCAACACCTTCGATAGCACGCACCTCCTCCGGCGCAGTCTGCGGATAGCATCCGGTGACAACCACCAAGGACAGTGGATTATGACGCACAGCACGGTTGATAATCTGACGCGATTTGCGCTGACCGGTATTGGTAACAACGCAGGTATTAACTAAATAAACGTCTGCCGGTTCACCGAAAGGCACAACCTCATAGCCTGACGCACGGAAAATCCCCTCCATGCTGGCAGTATCAGCCTGGTTGACCTTACAGCCCAGCGTATAAAATGCAATTTTTCTCATCTATGTTTAATCTCCTAAATCTCCTGTTTCATAAAAAATCGCTGAAATAGCGACAAGGCCTGCCGTTTCCGCGCGCAGAATGCGTCTGCCCAGCGATACGGGCACAGCGCCTGCTGCACGTGCCGTTTCCAGCTCCGCTTCGCTGATGCCGCCCTCAGGACCGATAATCAGCAGCAAATCTGTCAGCGCGCCCTTCGCCTGCGCCTCCTTCAGCGCCGCCTTCAGGCTCTTTTTATCCTCGCACTCGTAAGCGATAATCTTCGTAGCGCAATCATTCGCCGCCAGCATCTGTGCCATCGTCTGCACAGGCTGCACCTTGGGAATAATATCGCGCTTGCTCTGCTTCGCTGCGGATTCGGCAATCTTCTGCCAGCGCTCCACCTTTTTGGCAGCCTTCGCACCGTCAAGGCGCACTACGGAATGCTCCATAGCCACAGGCACCACGCTGTAAGCACCCATCTCCACAGCCTTCTGGATGATGAACTCCATCTTCTCGCCCTTCGCAAGGCCCTGCGCCAAAATCAGGCGCACCGCCGGCTCATGGCTTTCCGCCAGCTTCTCTAAGCAATGCACAGTCACGCACTCGCTGTCAATCGCTGTAATCTCCGCCAGCGCGCTCACGCCGTCGTCACTCACAAGCTGCAGCTGCGCACCCGGCTGCATGCGCAGCACCTTGCTGATATGACGTGCATCCACGCCCTCAATAGTCATTGTTTCGTTATATAATTGCGGTACAAAAAAACGATGCATATAGGTTTCCTTTCTGTAAAAATTGATACCACTCTCCGCCTCGACAATCTCGGCACCTCTCCCCAAGGAGAGGCAAAAAGGATGGCTTAAAGTCCTAAACGAAACACCCCTCAGTCATCGCCTGTGGCGATGACTGCTCCCTGACGCTAAGACCCAGTTTGTCGCAAGCTTGCGCTGCGAGAAACTGTTGGTCGTGCTAATGTCGCTTTGCGACGGCAGGGAGCATATAAAGCTCGCAAGAAACAAATGTTAAAACTTCTCTATACCATATATCTTCCCTGAAAGGGAAGGTGGCTGCGAGCTTTGCGAGCAGACGGAAGGGTTGTGACACTAGCTATTGCGCTGCCACCTCTCCCCAAGGAGAGGCAAGAAAAGAATCACAAAGTGCACTAGTCAACAAATTTTAGACACAAATCATAAAAAAATATACAACAAAAAATTATCTGTTAGTCAGATATCCGTTCGTAATGCAACTTGCGATATTGAGTTGGCGTCAGATAGTTTAACGAATAAGCTGGA